ACCCTGGGTTTCATATCTGGCCTGTCCAATGGTCTTGTAGTACTGTACTCTGGACTCTGGGTCGTACCTGAATGGCATACCCTGGTAGAGTAGAGCTTCAAACAAGGAGGCTTCACCTACTGCATTGTCCCATATCTTCTCCTCCTCTGGAGTCAGCTTCTCGTTGTTCAATATCAGTTCATAGATGGCCTTCCCATCATGGCCTGCATCTATGGCAGCACCCATTGCTAGATAGTTCCTGAATCTCTCAGGAGTTATCATATCTCGGAGTCGCTTTACTGCAGTAGACTCAGGGAACATCCAGACTAGAAGTGCCAATGGAGTCTTTACCCAGGCAGGAAGCACTTCAGAGTATTCAGGCCGTCTATTAGCTGTTGTATTGAATAGGAGAGTTTGGAAACCAGTAACTAACACATTAGGATAGAACCCTGCTCTGCCTAGGAAGTCCAGTGTATTTGCCATCCCAGGGAAGGCATCGTAGTATTCAGGAAAATCACGGAGGAACAGGCCCCTGAATCCACCCATAAAGACTGTGCCCTTCAGTGGAGAGAATCCCACATTAGTTCCAGGTATGTGAACATAGCCCCCATCTGTGTAGTCAACATATCTGGCCAGTGTAGTAGCATGACCTGGGTGGCGAATGAACTGTCGCCAGAGGAAGGGGTATCGCTGCGATTCGTAAGTCCAGTAGGGGAAGATGGAGTGCATGGCAGCATTTGCCATATCATACTGGTTGTAGTTAGTGAAGGTTCTGCCAAACTCAGTACGAACATTGTCCAGAACTTTCTGGCGGGAGGCAGTCCAGGCAGCCTTACCAGTATCTTGGAACACATCCAGGCCTTTCAGGTTATTGGCAGTAGCATCCAATGCCTCTGTCAACCTTGCCATATCATCTGCACCAATGCCGTAGCCCTGACTGAGGGTATGCAGCTCCTGCCTGAGTCCTTCCAGGGCCTGGTACTGTGGTGTCAGTGCACTAACCTTCTGTGGGTCAATGTTCAGGCTCAGTACAATGGAGTCATAGACATCATCCAGGTTCTTGGCAGTGAAGCCAAGCCTGTCGGCCCCAGTTAGTCCACCCTGCCTAGCTACTGCAGCCGCCCTTCTCCTCACCCTGTCAATCCACTTGTTCTTGTCTATGAAGGCTACCAGGTTCTCGTCATAGATAGTTCTGGCTATATCGTCTCCCATCGAGCCATACAGGTAGGCCACATCTTCCACAGTTATCTTGCCAGACGGCCTTTTTGGCTTTGGAAGGTGAGCGTAGTCTACCAGGTCAGATAGGTCATCTATGTCTCTCCAGATAGGCTTATTTAACTCCACCCAGTCATTCCATACCTGCTGCCTCATGGCAGTAACCTTATCCCACCAGGCATGGTTAGCTGGCCCACCTCTGGGTTTGGAAGGGTTCATCTGGGTAAATACAGCTGCTTCTTTGGCTCTAGCAGTCTTAAAGTTCTGCAATGCCAACCACTGCTTATCAACTAGTGTCAGGTAGTCGTCTGCCAGCTTAGGCTTCAATTTACCAATAGAGTCACGAAGAACCTGTACCACTGACTCCGCCTCAGGGAGCATATCATCAAAGAAGGCTTTAATGTACTGGTAACTGACATCATGCATCTGGCTCCTCTGTGCATAGTCAATAATCTGTATGGCACGCTGCTGGGTAGCAGAGCGAGTAGTATTTACCAGATTCTCCATGCCATCCAGAATGTCTATAACTGTGTGAAGGAACAGTCTGAGACCCTGCTCATCAGTTGGTGGAGCTTCTCTAATCTGCTTAGTCAACTCCTTCATCATAACTTTGGCTATCTCCAGCCTCTGGATAGCCATAGTATCTACCAGGGCTTTGGCTCCTGCCATTGAACCTTCTATGTCTCGAAGCAGTTTGCCAGAGTAGGCATCTGCTATGATAGCCTCCTTGACTGCAGTTGGAGTCAGCATATCCTTACTGAAGTGGTCTTCCAGTGAGTGAACCAACCTGTCTACATCATAGTTAGCTGCCATGTCTTTTAGTTGCTGTACTGCCTCTGGGCCTCTAGGCGCTACTGCCCTGACCATATCGTCAATATGCTTGGCTTCCTTTGGGGAGATGTTATCGAAGGCAATCTGTCTCACACTTACCACAGCATTATCTATCAGTTCCATCTCCCTGGGCAGTGCCTCCCTCATGGCATTAGGAATTCTGTCTGCAAACCAGGAGCGCATCACCTTGAAGCCCATTCTGCTTAGGGCCTGGTTGACTTCCAACGCAGAATGGATTCTCAGTTGCCTCCCAGTGACCCTCTGGAACATTCTGTCCAGTGGCTTGGTGATAAACTCTGGGGCTGGAGCCAGCAGGCCAGGTATTCTCTCCAACAATGCAGGCTTAGATGGCTGGAAGGTTACCTGCTGCCTGGAGCGAAGTGTATCTCTAGTGGCATCTGGAATTCTCAGCTGTGCTCCCTCAGCCAACTCCTCACCTGCAAACCTAGGAAGCATAGACTCAGGGACATTAGCCAGGTCTCCAACCTGGAGCATCACCATCTGGTCAGCATACTTGCCTCCATGCCAGGGGCCACGATTGGATAGACTCCTGTATACAGTCTCCAAATAGTTCATTGTACCGTAGTTAGCAATTAGTAGGTAGTGAGCAGCCATTGGAGACACCAGTTGCTTCTCAATACCGTCTCGCCAGATGTGCTTCGCCAGGTAGTCTGCCCCATCCAGGAGCCTTCCCATTGCTCTAGAGTTCATTCTGAGGGTATGTACCATTGACTCCTTGTTCTTGATAGTCAGGTCTCGGATAAACCTCATAGCTGCGAAGTTGATGTCCTTGACAGTATTCAACCCAGCAATCCTGTCTACATTGTTCAGTATACCCTTGAGCTTGCCAGTGATTAAGGTTCTGGCTGCATGGAGTACTGCAGGATTCTGTGGGTCAGCACCCAGTGTAACTGCCAGTTGCACAGCAGCCTGCGGAACTTTCATCAGGCCATTGTCTACTCCTTCGGCTGCTAGTGGATTGAGATGCTCGAAGACTTTGTTGACTGCCAGTATCTTGTCCTGAGTCGGCACTACATCATCTACTCCCAACTTGACTCCCATCCCCACTATCTCATCTGGCTCCACAAAGGCCATCTTAGTCATCAGTGAGCCTACTGCCTCACCAGGAGTGGATGGAGTAGCACCAGGAAGTCGTCTGAGCCACCCTCTGGAAGACTCCTTCAGTGTTATGCCAATGTCAGCTGCAGTTATGGTACGCTTATCCAGTCTGCCAACTCTCGCACAGGTAGCTGCATAGACATTGTCCATATACATTTTGGAGTAGCGAGCTACAACTCCAACTACAGTATCAGGGATGAACTTCCCAATCCCTCTGGCTATATCGTATGGTATGTCAGATAGGGCAAACCAGGCACTATTAGCCTCACCCAGGAACTTCATTGCAGTTGGGAACCTAGCCAGATACCTGGACTTCAGTGCCATTCCCATTCCTATATCAATCCAGTTCAGTGGGTCAACTACTGCTTCAGCATAAAGTCTGTAGGCAAAGTGGAAGTCTGCCTGCCTGTATGCCTCCCCATAGGCCATCCAGGTATTATTATCTGCCCTGGCTTGGTTGTACAGTGTACTGAACTTCTCCACATCCTGCTTACGCTGGTAGAACTTACTTGCAAGTGTGGCAAGTGGGAAGAACAGTTTAGTCTTAGGAACTATCTCATGGTGGAAGATACCAGCTGCAGGCTCATAGAAGTACCTCTGCGCAGTTCCAAGCGTTTCGATTGCAAACAACATAGGTTGGGTTACTGCCATCTTGATATTCTGGAGGAAGGTCAACTTAGGGACTGTTGGTTGTGCCATACCTTCCCTGTACATTCGGTAGGTTTCTTCCAGTGTGGTGAAGTCTTCCATCATCTGGCTAACAACTGGGTCAAGGTCTTTCAGGGCAGCTTGAACCTCCTCAGTATCCATTCCAGCATCTGTCATAGTATCACCCACATCATCCCAGGTTAGGCCAAATGGTGCACTGGGAATATACATCTGGGTCAGTGCCTCAATAAGCGCCTGGTCAGTGAGCAGATGGACTCCCACAGGCTTTGCCCTTGCAGTAGTCCGCATTGCATCAAATATCTGGTCAGCTGTTGGTGGAGCAGTACTCCCAGTAGGGGCAAAACTAGCCATACTCCGAAAAAGGTCGAGCGCCCAGCTCTCATCCTCCTCAGTTATAGCATTTGTGTAAGTCTGGGTGTTAATCAGATTCAGGGCATCTTCCTCAGACTGTACCTGACCAGAGGCCACCAATGCAGGCAGATACTTAATGTACATCTCCTTGGCTCTGGTACGGAACATCTCATTGGCTACTGTGTCATACTCCTGCTTGGCCATCTCTAACCTGGCTGGGTCTCTGCCAAATATAGCCCGACCAAGTTTAGCCAGTCCTGCAGGTGGGAATATTCCAGATAGAATCTCAGAAATGAATGGTATAGAAGGAGGAGTCCACTTTGCCTTCTGTCCCTCTAGGGACTTAATCTCCTCCTCCAGTGGCTTACCCCTCTGTGCAAAGGCAGCCATAGCCCTGTTGTAGTCGGCAGTAGCGCTAGTAACGTCTCGGTAGTAACCCTGGTAAGGAATCTTGAAGGTGACTGGCTCTTCAGGAAGAGTATAGCTACCTGCATCTGGTGGCAGAGGTTCGTAGGGTTGGACTGTGACTGGACGCTTATAGTAAGTTTCCTGGAGGTATTTCCTTACTGTGACAGCAGCTGATTTAGACTCCTCTGGTGTTTTGCGTGGAATCTCATCCAGGTGAGTCTCCCAGTCTCCACCATACTTCTGAACCAGGAAGTCAATGCCACCAGTACCTGCATTGTAACTAGCTAAAGCAGCCTTCCAGTCCCCACCGAAGTGCTCTGCAGCTGTATGCATATTTCTGGCAGTAGCAGGCACCTGCTGGAATGGGTCATTCAGATTGACTCCGCTGAATCCAGATGCATAGCCAGGAGTCCACTGTGCCAGCCCCTTCTCCCCCGACACACCAATTCTCTGTGGGTTGAAGATGACATCTGGGTTGTAGCCTCCAGATTCCCATTCCATCTGCCGTTCAAACAGCTCTGCCAGGTCAGTGGAGCCAAACTCCTGGAGGCCCACTGACTTCACATAGTTTTGCCATTCCTCTTTTGTCTGTGGGTATCTTTCAGTAGTCATTATGTTAATAGCTCCTCTGGGGCAGTTCTTTCTCTGGGCATAACTTCAGGTCGTGGAGTGATTGCTTGTGGAGGTGGCTGAGCTCCACCTACTAGTGCAGTAATGGTGGACTCCACTGCATTAGCAGCCTTCTCAAACAGTTCTGCACCTCCCACATCGCCTACTTCCATCAGTGTGTCTGCCATTCTACGGAAGTTGGATATAAGGCTAATGGAAACTGCAACTGGGTGCTGCAGTGCCCTGGCAGCATTGACATTCCCTAACTCCCTCTTGGGGTCTTTAATTTCAGACCATAACAGGTACATGGCAGTCTCAGGGGAAATCTCAAAGTTGGGAGAAATCATCCTGCTTAGGGTAGCCCTCTGTACCAGGTCACCTGGAACCTTGACTGCCATGTCAACCTTCACCTCCAGGACTTCAGGGAACATCTCAGGTATCACCCACCCTTTGATATTCAGCTTGTACTCCCTCATAGTCCTGAGCCAGATATTGTCAATCTCACTCAGTACAAACTTCCCTGCCTCCACATAGGGAGCTAGGATGTCCTGGGCAGAGGCAGATATTTGACTCATCATGTAACTGGTGATACCACCCACCATACCTCCGTACATACTCCAGGGGAAGCTACCTTTCTGTATCATGTCTTCGATTGCCCTGGCATGGGTGGAGAGTTCTACTGGGAGTGGAGGTACAGGCAGTGGGCCTATATCTTCATTTATCCCCATGCGGAAGATAGCACCACGCTTGTAGATAGTGTCTGGATTGAGAATTGCAGTATCACTCTCGGACTTCTCATACCACCTGGACTGGGAGACATCTCGGATAATCTGCTGAGTATAGGACAGGTTCTTGTTGTAGTTGCGGTACACTTCCTCATTGTCTGCAACTATTGACTCCCCTATCTTACCCTGCCAAGACAGGTCTTTGTCATAAACATTCGGCAACAGGCTGCCCCTATCTGGCATACCACCAACTGGCCCTACTAGGACAGGTATCTCGGACATTCCTGGCATGACAGTAACTGGCTTCACCAGCTGGGTATTCATCACTATCGCATTGTAGACCAGACCAGAGTCCTTGACCCAATAGTCAGTGATAGTTACAGTACCAGACTGGAATCTCCTATCCAGCCTCCAACTATTTCTGTCACACTTCTCATTAGCCTCATAGTAGGGGACAGTGTAGATATGGCAGTAACTCCTCAGACCATCATCTGCATACATAGGGTAGCCTTCTGCTGGGTTCCTGGCTTCTGCCACCAAACCATCAGACTGATTAGCATATACCAGGACATCAAACCAGCCAGTAGCCAGGAGGAAGCTGACAAACTCAGTCATCCATGGTTGTCTGCCCCTACGCCGATACAGTGCGTCCTTCAGTCTCCACTCAGACTCCAAGAACTTAACCACTGGCTGGACATCTATCTGCTCTGGACGTACCAGGACATCTGTGGGGATACTGGTGGACACACTAGAAGACAATAGCCTAACCGCCTTCTTATAGAAGGTCTTAGGGTCATTACTGATAACAATCTCCATATCCTCCTGGTACAGGTCAGAGTTATCCAATATCAGTAACCGATACCAGTCTGCAAACTTCAGATTCCTAAAGTACCACAATTCCTTGTGCTTCTTAGCTTCCTTGAGTATCTCCTGGGCAGTCATATTCAGATTAACCATCTTACCACCTATATCCTGCACTTCCAACATACCCACGCCTGCCAGGTTTGGACTGTCTGCAGACTAGGGCTATTGCTACTGAGTCATGGAGGTCATCTGAGCCAACACTACCAACTATGTCACCAGCAGTACGCATATTGCGAAGTTCAGAGACTATATCCAGGTCATGTATCTCCAATCGAGGAAGCATCTTTGCCACTTCCTTGACCATGTAAGGTTTAGTCCTGGGAGTGGTTAGCCATCCCACATTGTAAGACAGCTTGCCAGATACTATGTCCTTCCTTCGATAGACATTACCATAACTCTTCAGTTCACTTACCACTGCCAACCCATGATTGTTGGCTTCCACTGCAATCATAGCATGGTTATAGAACTTTGCCAGGTCAATGGCCAGTTCAGCAGTTTTAACTGGCGGTATTAGACCAACTATCGTAGCACAGTGCCTACCATACTCCACATCACCATCCCACCAGAATTGCCATACTGTGATTGCAGTCCTGGTATTGATACCCATACCTGGGTCAATAGCTAGTTCATACTTGATGTCAGGCTGTGGAGGTTGCCAGACCTTTGCCCCACGAAGATAGTCTGGGGCTTTGTAGCAGCTCCTGGATAATTCTGTCAGGAGGAAGCTATCGTAGAGCATATCTCCTGCAGTAATGAAGCAGCTCTCGTCATTCTCTGGAAACTCCTGACTAAATAGTTTGACCATCTCCCCACTGCGGCGCAGTTGCTCCTTCTCAGCTATCTTCATCCTCCGCCAGCGAATTTGGTCTTCAGTAGTACCAAGCTTCCTGGCAAGCTCCATCTCCTCAGCAGTCAGGTCCAGTGGAGTGTATCTGTCCCGAGCCAGTGCATAGGGACTATCAGGTGGGAGTTGGTAGTCTGCTTCAAGTGTCCAGGGATAGAAGTGTGCTTTGAATCTGTTGCCCCCTACTTCCTCCAGCTGCTTGGCAGCCTTATACAGGTCATGGAAGTCATTGTCCTCCCCATTGGGAGTAGATTCAATGATTAGTTTACCTTCCAGTGGGACTCTATCAGATGCAGGCCCAATGATTTTGGCAGTGTCTGGCCAGAAGGCATACTCACTGCAAAGCAGGTTATGGATAGTGTCTCCTCTACCGAAGACATAGCTCCTGGCAGAGCCAATATAGAAGGTGGAGTGAATGTCAGGCCAGGTCATCTCATAGGCAGACTTATGCTCCAGTCGAGGCTTTAGTTGGTCTGGAGTGCACTTCTCAAAGAAGTGGACTTTGGCCAGTAGCCTCTGGGTGATGAACTCCTCATGAGCTACCACCACACTGGTGGTTCCTGGCTTAGTAATGCAGTCATGGTAGAATACAGACATCCAGAGAGTTGTACTTCCAACCTGTGCAGGCTTGAGAAGTACATCCCTGCCAGTCTGAGTTTGGTACATATCAAGCTGTATTGGCTTCAGCTTGTAAGGCACTAACTCACTGCGCTTGTTCTCTATTCGGAGTACATTCTCGAAGAAGAACAGCTTGTCACTAACAAGCCGCTGCATAATGTCCAGATTCATAGCATTACTTCTTCCTGAGCTTAACAAGAGTAAGTGCTAACCGTGCCTGCTTTCCAGTAGTACCCTTAGCACGCTTCATTCTCCTGGCATAAGCCATTGTTGACATCCCAGCTGCCTTGGCCTTCCTAGTCAGGGCTCCTGGATGCTTGATTGCCTTCTGTATCCACTTCCTCGCCATTGTCCACCTCCACTACTTCTTCAGGATGTTTGTCTTCACTCCTGCCTTAAACAGGTTGTAGTAATACTGCAGCCCCTTATACACCTGACCTGGGATCGCCTTAAATGCCTCTGCCTCCCCTGGGGCTGGAGTTGGCAATTTATAGGGTTGCTTGTACACCTCCATCCGCTTGCTTATCTCCTGCTGTATCACAGCTGGGAGTTTAATGCTTGGACGTGGTGCTGATACTGGCGCTGGAGCCACCTCCCTAGTCCTTCCTGCCTCCTGCATAGCCTTCATCCAGGCCTCGTACTCTGGAGTGATAATCACTGACCCAGTCTTTGGGTTCCTGGTGATTGGAGGTTTGGAAGGTATCCTGGGAGTTGGTGGTACAGGTGGCTTTACTCCCACTACTCCACCTCTGGGTATAACTGTAATCTTCTTTGCCATTAACTTCCTCCTTTACTAAATACTTCCTCTATGATTCTGTCTGCATCTGACTGTTCTGGAACTGTATTCTTCCACTGATACTCCACCCTGTCTACGAATCTGGAGAACTCCACCAGTGAATACATCATTCCCCTGAAGTCACTTGGAGTCTCAAAATGTGCCTCCAGACGGTAGCCATTATCAAATACCAGAATCAGCATGATGTTCCCTGACTCTGGGTTGTAGCTCCCGCATATCTGCTGCATTATCTCCTCCTCATCCTCTGTGTCCCTCTACCTCCAGACCTTGCCATCCTGACCATCTGTGCCTTGCGGATGTTCCTCCTGCTAGATGCAGACTTCCTGGCACTTGGGAGGTTCCTGGCCCTAGTTGCATATCTGAATCTTGGCACTACTGCTTCCTAAATATCCCAGTTATGGCATCCTTGATGTCTTTGCCCTTCACTCCCACAATCAGACCAATAGTGCCAATGCTAAGACTCATTGCCACTCCATCAACTCCACGCCTCAGAGCCTCCCACTCAAGTAGTCCAACCACTGTGATAGCAAAGACACACAGTATGAAGTTTAACATAATGGGCAACCTCACTAGCCAGCCCTCCCTTCTATTCTAACTCTCTCCTCCCTGCGACTTATCTCCATAACGAAGTCTACCCAGCTGGGCTGGTTGCCATCTGACTTACCTACCAGTTGCTTTAGGATAGCTAACTGCTGTGGAGTGTAGTGGCTTCTGGCTCGGAGGAGGTAGTCATGCTCCTGCTTGGTCAGTGGCTCATCACCATTAGTAGCTACATGGGCCTTCTCCATTGCTGCATCAGCATCTTCAGGTGTCATACCGTTGGAGATAAGTGCCATTCTAACTTTGGAAGAGGTTTTTGTAACTGGTCTCATAGACTTCTGGAGGATGTCGAAGTCCTTCTGGAGGATTAGTGCATAGTTTCTGGTGAACTCAATGTTCAGATGTTCCTTAGCCAGGACATCTCGGTAGGTTCTGATGTTTCTTTCTGCTTCTGCAAACTTGGAGTCATCATCTCGCCAGCGACGAACTGCAGCTTCCGACAGGTGGCCTGTGGTGTTTCTCTCTGAGGGGATTAGGTGGACTGCTTCTCTGATGGTGAAGCCGCAGGCTCTAAGGGCCAGGTACTTATCCTTCAGCACATCATCCATGAAGGGGATGAGGGACTCTGCCATTGCCTCTGGATTACCTGGGTCTATAACAGTTCCTTCAAGTGGTATCACAGCTCCGCTAGTCATTATAGTCTCCCACCATATTCTATTCTATCACACTTGGAGCCAAATGTCAAGGGGCGATATAGTTTGGATGGCTATAACATTATATATAACTATGTATTGACATCTATGGTACTGTGTGGTATAATATAATTAGGAGGAATGTACAGATATGAAATACCAGATAGTATATGCTGACCCTCCGTGGAGACAGACTAAGGGTGGATTGAGAAGTGTAAGGCCATATCAAGAAAGGCAGTTAGACTATCCTGTAATGTCAATGGAAGATATTAGAACCCTGTATGTTAAGTTATCTTCTCACTTCTCATACAACCATACACTGTTCCTGTGGGCTATTGACAAGTACCTACATGAATCTGAGAAGTTGTTCACAGACTTAGGATACAGACTCCATGCCAGGATTATATGGGATAAGGGTAATGGAGTGGCTCCCGCCTTTACAGTCAGATACTCCCATGAGTACCTGCTGTGGTTGTACAAGCCTACACTGATGCCAGTAGCTCAGGGTATGCGTGGGAAGTATACTACTGTGATAAGAGAACCTTCCACCACACATAGTAGGAAGCCAGATGCAGCATACAGAATGATTGAAGGCTTGTACCCAGAGCATACCAAGATAGAACTGTTTGCCAGGCATACCAGGCTTGGATGGGACTGCTGGGGAAATGAAGTAGTCGGCTCAGTGGAGATATAGTATTATGGCAGATGTCTGGATGACCTGGTGCAGGAGGAGAGCCAAGTGCTACTGGTGCGAAGAGCATATAACCTCCCAGACACCTATGGTGAAGGTGAAGATATGGCGTGGCAAAGCTAGGTGGAGATACACCATGTACTTCCATCCATTCTGCTGGACTGAGCAGGGAATGGCTGCACTGGACAGGGAAGGGCCATTTAGAGGAAGGCTACCACTGAGCAGTTCACAGAAGGCCAACAGATTCAGGCTAATCAGGAACTGGCATAACTGCAAGGGTAGGCTGTATGAGGCGGCAGTTAGTGGAGATGTAGATGAAGTCATCAAGCTGCTGGCTAATATGGAAGGTATCAAGCAGGAGATAGCAGATTATGGTGGAGTGCCAAAGAAGTGGATTATTAGGGAAGTTGGTGATACCAATGAGTAGGAAGGATTGGAGATGTGAAGATTCACCCACTGGGGCCCATCACTGGGTCAATGTAACTGGAACTAGGGTTTGGATATGCCAGTACTGTGGGGATGACACAGACCAGTTCATTATGGGTATAGATGAGAAGAGGGTCAGATATGGTTATATGCCGTACTCCCAACCTGACTATGCTGCCAGTGTAAGACACATAGTAAGAGTTGGAGTGGATGTAGCTGAGAAGGAGTGACATGAGAAGGCTATACTGGAAGTTCAGAAGATTGACATTCCATATACGACACTGCCCAGGATGCCATAGACAGTACCATATTCTGTGGGTGAGAGGTATCCTTAGTCATTTTGATACCTGTCCGCAGTGCCATATACGAACCAGAGAAATTACTAAGAGGGAACTAGAACTTCTATTCCTTCTGAATAGATGAGAGGGAGTGACATGGATAGCGAAGATACCAGACTGTTAAGTAAGAGGTTACTGCGGGATAGACTGCTGCACAGGCACCTTCAGGTGTTCAGGCCAAACAGGGTACAAAGGAAGGTATTTGGCCTGCCCAGTGCTATTATCTACAACCCATACCAGCTGGCTAGAGCGCAGGCTAGGGTTCTTAGTGGTGGAAGTCCAAGGTAACATTGGTTAATACTTACTGGGCAGAGTATTTCGCAGATGAAGATATTTGCGGGAGATACTATAAAAGCCAAATAGTGATTACTATGGGAGACCACCCGTACTAGAACACTTGTGCTACTGGCTAGGTGATGAATTACCGTGCGAGGTGTTAGTGGATTTGTGGGATAGCAACTGGCCTAATGGTAGTATCATATACCGGCATTTTTAGGCATAGCAAAGGGACGGAGCTCAACACCCCGTCCCATTGCCCCTTGCCTAACTACTTGATGGCCTAGCTACTCATGAGCTTAGCTGTTTCGGATTGTAGTTCCTTGCTAGTAGCAAGGTCACGATTGTATTGTGTTCCGCCCACCAGTAGTAAGCCATCCTTGATGGCACGCCTCTTGATAGCGTCCTTAGCGGAGAACGTGGCGTTGCTACGAGCACTACCCGTTGGCATGGCTTCAGCGGTTGTTACCTTAGCAAGTTCGCTCTCGGTGCCAAACGCCTTAGCAATCTCATCAAGGCTCATGCCAAACTCGGTCTTGGATTTGCCACTACCGCCACTACCACTAGCCCTTGCCTTAGCGGTTGGGACGCCTGGCATGGTAACGGAAGGGCCGTTCATGCTAGCCAACTCACCCGTGAATCCGTACTTAGCACCCGCTAGAGCCTCACCCAACTTGCCAACTACCGCTTGGAATGCCTTGCTCTCAATGAACCCCTTGACTAGTGCCTTGTACTCATCTAGCAGCGGTTGCACCTTAGCAATGCGCTCAGCGTTGGCCTTTGCCTTGACATCGGCCTCCACTTGGGCTACTACCTTAGCTACTAGCTTTTCGTCAACACCACTAGCGGCCAGAGTTGCCCTAATGCTATCTAGGTCTATTGCCATTTAGTATCACCTCCTTCCTTTTCTAACTTGGTACTATGTCCACTATTAGTATACCACACCAGAACTAACTTGTCAATAGTCTAGTGACCAATTTTGAGCAACTTGGCAAAACTCGTTGCAAGTAAGTTACTACCATAGAACATATGTGCTACTGCCATTGGGGTAGTTGTACCTAGACGCTAGGGGATTAGACGTGGCAGGGCTTGGATTACGGGCTGGGGGGTTGACAAATGCAACACTATGGCGTATAATATAGTTAGGCAAGGAAATACTAGGGGAAAGGAGTAGGCCATGATATGTCTGTCATGTGGGCACAAGACAACTAAGCATGGGTTTGACAGTAAGTCAAGCCACTTTGAGTGGTGTAAGTTCCATAAGGAGTTGGTGGCTAATGACCAGGCAAGACATACTAACCCAGTTCAAGGCACTCAACAATGACCAGAGGTGCAGGCTCAGAGCCACCTTGCCAGTAGCCAAAGCTACCTGTGAGTTTCTGGGTCAAAGGTATGACAAGGACTTGTGCCAGTTCACCCAGGACTTACTAGATGGGAAGGTGGGGAGAGTTAGGCAATCACCAGTACATAGGAACGGCAGGTGTATAGTAGTGCAGAAGGGAGTAGCCAGTGACAGAACCAACTAGATTTGAGGATAGGGTGTCTGACTTTGGACGCTCGGAGTTACCAGCTCCATTTCCTATGGTGGTAATTACTATGCCAGATGGTGAGGTATGGAGACTGAAGCTGGACGATGGAGAAGAGCCAAGCCCATATCTGGTAGAAACATTGGAGTTGCAGGCATCATTGTTTATCTCAGTGAACGATATTCTATATAGTTAGATGTGAGGTAGTAGTGAAAGGAGCAGGAGTATATGCCGAGATGGTCTAAGCCAGGGCCAGACCTACAACCTAGGCCAGTGATATGCTCCAGGTGTGGGCAGGTTGGGGGTACGCTACACAAGGTAGAGCTTGGGAAGTACGAGCATGACCAATGCCCAGTTGTCAGACGAATAGTAAGGTTAGTAAGGAGGTAGCCATGCCAACTCTGAGGGATAAGTTGCAGGACTATGACCTGGACAAGACCATTGGTGACCTAGAGAAGTGCTACTCCATCGATGGGGAGGACATTACAATCACCCACCCAGATATGTTGGCACTTCTGCTTCCAGAGATTTATGATGTACTAATATCAGTAGATGAGTATAAGAAGGGAGGGGAGTAGCCATGCACCAGTGTATCATGTGTGGGAGGAAGTTGACCAGTGACCCAGGTAGGATATGTAGTAAGTGTAGAAGGAGGAAGGGATACTGATGAAGAACATCAAGGTAACAGTTGATGGAGAGACCATGACCATCACAGTAGACCTGACTAAGGAGCATGGTGTCTCCGCCAGTGGTAAGTCAGTCATAGTGGCTACTACTGAGGGCAACCAGGCAGTAGACAACCACCCAGGTATGTATGTGGGAGTCAATGTGTACAAGAAGTAGGAGGTATCGTGAGTGCAGCAAATCCCTGGGCTAAGATAGTCATGGTGGAGCGCCCATATAAGGTGTTTACTTCCTCCTCTCCAATTCCAACGCACCCTGGTAACTGGGAGTGGAGAGTATTGAAGGCGTACCAGACTCCTGAGAAGGAGAAGCTAAATCCCTATGCCAGATGGTTCTGTGCAGTTAGGTCTCCATACACTGGTGGTGAGTGGGAGTACGGAGATGAGTACATCAGGGATATACCAGGTGCAATTCCAGGCATGAGAGAATGAGTAGTGCCTCTGCCAAGCAGTACCGCCTTATCCTTCTCCTCAGTGGGCAGGATATGAGTGGTACTGCGTTGTCAGCCGAAGAAGCAGGCAGGATGATTGGAAGGTTGAAGTACAGAAGGAGGGGCCCCAATGCCAGAGAAAAGGCCATACTACGTAGGTAAGGTCTGGGGACGGAGAGGAGGATACTGGATGGCTAGTAGAAACATTGACTACCTATCCTGCGAGATGCTTGCTACTCCACCAATCCAGATAGTAGTGGCACACAGTCAGAAGGAAGCTATTAAACTAGCAAAGGAGGACTAATGAACCTAGCAGACCAGGCAATAGCAGCATACCAACAACTGGTAGCTAACCAGGCCA